TGGGCGCTGACAGATTTGATGCTGGCCGGTTCATACGGCGAGCGGGTTAAGGTGGGCTTCGGATGAGCAGCACTGTTGCAAATGCCAGCGCTCAGCATGAAGCGCGCGTGGATGAATGGAAGAAGGTTCGCGCCACCGCTGCAGGCCGCGCCAAGGTCATTGAGGGTGATGACTTCGTAAAGCGCCTGCCTGGCCACGACACCGAAACCTACACGGCTTTTAAGGGCCGCGGCTATTTCCTGAACGCCACCGCGCGATCCATCGAGGGCCTTGTCGGCCTTTTGTTCCGCAAGGCACCGCAGGCGCAATACCCAGACGCGCTGGCGGTCTATGCCGAGGACTTGACCCGGACGGGCCAGAGCGCGGCGAAGATGGCAGAGCAGATCGCCGAGGAGATCCTCACGGCTGGCTGTGTCGGCGTTCTGATTGACCACCCGGAGACGGTTGAGGGTGACACTGTTGCGGCACGCGAAGCGCAGGGCGTTCGCCCCTATGCGCGCCTGTATGCGGCGGAAAGCATTCTGGGCTGGAAAGAGACGACCATCGGCGCCGAGCGCGTGATCAGCCAAGTCCGGCTGAAAGAGGCGGTCGAGCTCGATGACGATGCAGACGAGTTCAAGAGCCAGAAGGTCGAGCGCGTGCGTGTGCTGGATCTTGAGAATGGGGCCTATCGCGTCCGCGTCTTTGAGAAGGTGAGAAACAAGGGCGGGGACATTGACTGGGTGCAGCTTGAAGCAGATCGCTTTCCGCAGATCGCCGGCCAGCGCCTGAACCGCATCCCGTTTCGCTTCGTCACACAGCGCGGGGCCGAGGCTGTCATGCCCAAGCCGCCGCTTCTTGACCTGGCGGATGTGAACTGCGCGCACTTCAATGACTCATGCCTTTACCAGTGGGGCATCATGTGGACGGCGAACCCGACGCCGTGCTTCGTCAACCTGGACTTGAGCGAGGGCGAAAAGGTCGCGCTCGGATCGTCGGGCGGGCTGAGTTTCCGCGAGGGTGGAAGCGCCTTCTTCCTTGAGTTCGGCGGGCAGGGCCTCGGCACGATCCGTCAGGCGATGGAAGACAAGCGCCGGGACATGGCTGTCATGGGCGCTCGCATGCTGATGGAAGACCGCCGGCAGGTCGAAGCGGCTGAGACAGCCCAGATCCACCGCGCGGGTGAAAACAGCATCCTTGCGGCCATCTCGTTCTCGATTTCCGAGGCGATGGAATGGGCGCTTGATCTGGTGGGCCGCTGGGCGGGTATCTCGTCCGGCTCGATCACGTTCTCGGTGAACAAGGATTTCATGCCGGCCGCGCTGGACGGTCAAACCCTGACGGCCCTCATGCAGGCTTGGCAGGGCGGCGGGCTTTCCTCGCGCGATTTGTTCGACTGCCTGCAGCGTGGCGAGCTGATCCGCGAAGACAAGACGTATGAGGACCACGAGGAGGAGTTGGACAGCGAGCCGGTAAGGGTGCCGGACGTTGCCCCGCTGATGGCCAATGACGCCAGCCGAGGAGCTTAGAGACCTCACCATCTCGCACCAGATCGGGCTTTTGCGCCTGTCGAATGCGACGGTGAGGAAAATGCTGGGCTTGCTGGCTCGAACCGAAGCCGACATTGTGCGTCAGCTTCGACTGGTGGACCCTGACAGCCGGGTTGGGCAACGGCTCGACCGGCAATTGGCTGTCGTCTCGCGCATGTATCGCGAAGCCTATGACGAGCTGACCGGCGCGCTGGTCGCGGACATGGACGATCTGGCGGTCTATGAAGCGCAGTTTACGGCCCGGCAGTTTCGCAACACGGTCGGCGTAGCGTTTGATGTGCCGACCCGCCCTGTCGTGATTGCCGCGGTCAATTCCCGGCCCTTCCAGGGGCGTTTCTTGCGCGAATGGATGGCGGGCATCGGAGAAGATCAAGGCCGGCGCGTTCGGGACGCGGTGCGCATGGGATTTGTGGAGGGTGAAAGCCTTTCCCAGATCGTGGCGCGGGTTCGCGGGACGCGAGCGGCGGGCTTCAAAGACGGCATTCTGGAGATCGGGCGACGGTCCACCGAGCGCATCGTGCGAACGGCTGTCACGCATACGGCGGCACGGGCGCGTGAGGCGGCGTTTTCCTCGTCCGGCGATCTGGTCCGGGGTGTGCAGTGGACATCGGTGCTCGACGGCCGCACCTCGCTGGTGTGCGCTGGACGCGATGGCAAAGAGTACCCGATGAACGAGGGGCCACGGCCTCCCGCGCATCCCAATTGCCGCTCGCAGATCACGGCGGTTCTGGACGGCTTTCCGGCCCCGGAGCGCACCACCTATGAGGAATGGCTGAAACGCCAGCCAAAAGACTTTCAGGACGAAGTTCTCGGGCCGACCCGGGCCAAGGCGTGGCGCGCGGGCGAGATCCCGCTGGGCCGCTTTGTTGATCGCAAGGGCCGTGCGTGGTCGCTTGATGAATTGCGCCGCCGCGAGGGGCTTGATATTTAGGGGCATGGCTGATTTGCCGCCCCGCCTTCGCGTCGTGAAGAATGAAAAGCCGGCGACCCCTACGGGTCACGGGCTGCTGACCTGCAATGTGTGCCGGGCGGATACCGGCGTTGCGGGGACCAGCTTTATCGAGATCAAGCGCATGCCGCTGCTCAAGGGCTCCCGCGTTGTGGGTGGCCAGAAGGGCCTTGCATGCCTCGATTGCCTCTCACGGGGCAAGGTTACGCTCTTGTGAGCGTGCCGACCTAGCGCCGGGCGATGCCGGGCAGAGTGAAGCGAGCGGCTTAGGGCCGCTTTTTTTATGGCGAGGCCATCCCAAAATGACCGATCAAACAAACGACGCCGGCACTGGCGGCGATGACGATGCTGTGGCCAAAGCTACGGCGGGCTTGAAGGCTAAGAATGACGAGCTGCTGGGCAAGCTCAAGGCGCAAAAAGATGAGCTTTCCGCGCTGAAATCCCAGTTTGACGAGATCCAGGCCGCGCGGGAATCCGCCGAGGCTGAGAAGGCCGAGAAAGAGGGCGACATTGCCAAGCTGCGAGAGCAGATGGAAGCGCGCCACAAGAAGGAATTGGAGAAGCTGTCCGCTTCTCTGGAGGCCGAGAAGGGCGTCAATCACAAACTTCTTGTCGAAAACGGTTTGAGCGCCGCGCTCACGAAAGCGGGCGTCAAGCCGGAATACATGGATGCAGCCAAGGCGCTGCTCCAGACGCAATCGAAAATCGAGCTTTCCGACTTCGACGGCCAGCGCGCCGCCGTGGTCGATGGAAAACCCCTGGCCGAGTTTGTCACCGGATGGGCTCAGGGCGACACGGGCAAGCACTTTGTTGCGGCCCCTGCCAATTCCGGTGGCAACGCCCAAGGGGCGCTTGGGGCTGATGGCTCCGGCAAGACGATCACCCGCACCGCGTTCGATGGCCTCGGCCATGCCGAGCGCGCCGCCAAGGTGAAAGACGGCTTCAAAGTCGTCGACGAAGCCTGACCCGGCAAGGCCGGTCGCCAGCTTCTCATCCTCCTACGCCATCAGCTTGAAAGGCAATTACCATGGCAAACGTTCTTACTGATCTGGCGGCCGACATCTACAAGGCTGCCGATGTCGTCGGCCGCGAGTTGGTCGGCTTCATTCCCGCCGCAACCATCAACGCGGACGGCTCCGAGCAAGCCGCGCTGAATGATACGGTTCGCTCGCACGCCACCCGTGCCGCGACGATCAACAATGTCGCTCCGTCCATGACCATCCCGGAAGGCGATGATCAGACGGTCGATAACAAGACCCTGACCCTTGACACGGCCAAGGCCGCTGAAATCCCGTGGACCGGCGAAGACATTCGCCACGTCAACAACGGCTCTGGGTATGAGACCATCTATGGCGACCAGATCGCCCAGGCGATGCGCGCTCTGTCCAACCTGATCGAGGCTGACCTCGCTACCGAAGCCTATCAGAACGCCTCGCGCGCTGTCGGCACCGCTGGCACCACGCCGTTCGCGTCCAACTTCAACACGGTCGCCGAAGTTCGCCAGATCCTGGCCGACAACGGTTGCCCGATGAATGACCGGCAGATCTCGCTGGTCATGGACACGTCCGCCTCCACCAAGCTTCGCAATCTCGCACAGCTCCAGAAGGCGAACGAGGCCGGTTCGGACAATCTGCTGCGCCAGGGCGTTCTGCTCGACCTGCAGGGTCTGGCCATGCGTGAATCCGCGCAGGTCCAGTCGCACACCATCGGCACGGGTGCTTCCTACCTGATCGACCTGACCGCGGGCTATTCGGCCGGCGACAAGACGATCCACGTGGACACCGGAACCGGCACGTTCGTTGCGGGTGACATCATCACGGTTGCCGACGATCCGTTCGGCGGCAAGTACGTGATCGGCACCGGCTTTGCGGGCGATGGCGACGGCGACGTGGTTCTGAATGCGGCCCTGATCAAGGATGCGGCGTTCGTGAACAACAAGGCCGTGACCATCGGCGCTGCCTACACGGGCAACGTCGCTTTCCACCGCTCGGCGCTTGAGCTCGCGATGCGCGCTCCGGCCAACCCGGTCGGCGGTGACGCGGCTGTCGACATGATGGTTGTTCAGGATCCGCATTCCGGCCTGGTCTTCGAGGTGTCCGTCTACAAGGGCTACAAGAAGTCCATGATCTCGGTCGGTGCCGTGTGGGGCACCAAAGCCTGGAAGCCGGAGCACATCGGCCTCCTGCTCGGCTAACCCACGTTTGAACGCGGGGGCGGGTTTCGGCTCGCCCCCGTTTCTATGAGGTCTCCCATATGTCCCTGATCACCGAAGACGGCACCGGCCTTGCGTCGGCTGAATCCTATCTGTCCGTCGCGGACGCGGACACCTACTGGGCAAACCGGGCCGACACGACCTGGGATGCGGCGACAGACCCGGCCAAGGAAGCGGCCCTTCGCAAGGCAACCGAATATCTCGACGCCACCTTTCGCTGGGTCGGGGTGATCTCCTCAACCTCGCAGGCGCTGGGCTGGCCTCGGTCTGGTGCCTATGACCACGAAGACCGGCAGCTCGATAACCGGGTTCCCAGCCTGCTGGCCAATGCGACTGCAGAGCTTGCCCGTGAGGCGCTTTCCGCTGAGCTGCTTGTGACTGTCTCACGCAATGACCGCGCCAGCCGGGTCAAGGCCGGTTCTGTCGAAGTCGAGTTCGAGCCGGGCGTTTCGGTGCAGAAGGCATTCGACCGCGCCGAGCGCATGCTGACCCCGATTGTGACCGGCCGCGTGGGCTCCTCGACGATTGCGCTGGTGAAATCCTGATGGCGCTTCTCGATGAGATTGCCGGGATTGTCTACAGCGCCGCCAATGGCGTCGGCGGCACGACTTGGGACATCACCATCAAGAAGCGCGGGACGGCCACTGTAGACGCCTATGGCGGCTATACGCAGACCACCACGGACACGACCGGCCGCGGCTTTATTGAAGACTACACCGCCACCGCCCGGCAAATGGGCGGCATCCCGATCACTGACCGGAAAATCACGCTTTTCGCCGCGTCTTTGTCGGCTGACCCAGCGGTCGGCGACACCGTGACCGCGGAAAGCACTGATTACGAAATCATCACGGTGCAGCGCGACCCCGCCGCTGCGACTTGGGTCTGTCAGGCCCGCTAATTCAAGGACTATCGCTTATGGCCATCACGTCCAGCTTCTCGAACCTGGCGACTGTCACCCGTGCGTCGAAGAAGACAGACGCTGGTGGGTGGGATTTCACAAACGGCGGGACGGTTGGCGCGCTGTCTGAATACGCATCCGGGGTCGCGTCAATTCCCGCCGCTGCCGGCATGCTTATCGAGGAGGCCAGCACAAATGAATGTCCAAACCCGCGAGCCGAAGGTGCGAGTGGTACCACCTTGCCTACCAGCTGGGGGCAGTACGCCGGAGTAACCGCGTCAGAAATGGCGAGCGGCGTCGAGGACGGTTGGCCCTATCTGCAAGTCAGGTTTGTCGGGGCGGCTACCGGAGTTCGCACCGACTTGGTTTGTGGCGCACTGGGCAGCATTACGACTGCGCCCGACGATCCATTCGCATTCGCCTCCGGCTTCAAGATCGTTGCTGGTGATATGACGAACGTCTCGTCTATACGACTGGGTATTCTTTGGCGAAATGGGGCAACAAATGTTCAAAACACTTACTACGACTGCGATGTTGACAGCCAGCATAGACGTTTCTTCAAAACAGAAACGGCACCGGCGGGTACAGATAACGTGGTGCCTCTGATTCGACTTCAGCCGGGGACGGGTGATATCGACATCACTCTACGCATATACGCACCTCAACCCGAAAAGAAAGCCTACCCGACAAGCCCGATCTTGCCGACTGTTGGTAGCCCCGCCGCTTCGACGCGGGCGGCTGATCTAACCACCTTTGCTTTGGGTTCGTGGTTTTCATCGACGGCCTGGACCGTGTTTTTCAGTTTCAAGCCTGCGACGGCTGGTGTTACCGGAACGGTTTTGGGCGGCATTGGCGACACGTTCGACAATACTGTTTACCTCGATATAGGTTCGTCAGGCGGAACCCGCGCGACTGCCAGCTTTCGGTCCGGTGGCTCATCCTCAGCCAACCTTACGCCATCCGGGCAATCAGACTACGCTGTCGGCGACACAATGATGGCCGCGATCGGTGCTGAGGCAGACAATTTTGCCATGAGTTTGAACGGCGCAACACAGGCCACAGACACCAGCGGCGCAATGCCAGTCTCTAACTCTCGGCTATCGCTTGGGAATGGCCCCTGGAGCGCATCAGTCAATAACACCTTTTGCGGATACATCACCGATTTTCGCTATTTCCCGCGCCGCTTGAGCAACGCGGAACTTGAAGCGCTGGTAGGGAATTGATCATGAGCGGTTTTTTTTACGCATTCGATGATGCCGCTACCTGCGGGCAGGAGATGCCGGAGGTCTGGACAGTAGACGGTGACGGCGAGCCGGTTCTGATTGGCGGGGCGGTCATTCGTTCCACGCGCGGAGTGTGGCTTTCCTTGCCCGTTATGTCGGAGCCAGACGAAAACGGCGACTGCACCCTGACGACACCGGGAACGCGCTCCGCTCCGTTCGTGGTCCTGTCTCCGGTCGAATATCCTGACGCTGCAGACTTCCTCATCACGCCAGAGGGCGAGCAAGGGTTCATGTAATGGTCGGCGCGCGCATCACGGGCGTTGCTGACGTGCAAGTCGAGATGCAGAAAATCGGCCAGCGTTTCCAGCGCAATGTCATTCGCGAGGCTTCGCACGTCGCGGCGCTCGATCTTGAGCGCCATATCGTCACCTCGCTCAATCAAGGACCGGCCACCGGCAAGACGCGCGCCAATGGCAAGTCGCGCGCTTCCGCGCCCGGCGAATACCCGATGACGGACATGGGCATTCTTGCCTCGTCCATCTCGACTGATCGCCGCAACAATGGCGCGGACGTGGTGGCGCGCGCGCCCTATGCCGAACGCCTTGAGTTCAAAGACCCGGCGCGCGGCGGGCGTCCCTTTATGCGGCGTGGGCTGCAAGAGAACGAAAACCGGATTCATCAGATCGTCCTCTGGGCGGCTCGCCGGATTTTGCAAAGGCCCTAGCAATGCTCTCAGGACTGCCACTACTGGAAACCGTCAGGGCTGCTCTGACGGGCGACGGCCTGCTGGCCGGATTCATGGGCGGGACGGCAAACGTCTTCGCTCTGGACGCGCCGGATAATCAAGCTCTGCCATACATCACGCTCTCTTTCGTCAGCGCGACGGATTGGAGTTCTGGCAGCTTCGACGGTGATGAAATCCAGTTTCAGGTCGCCGCTCATTTCGAGCGCGGCAAGTCTGGATCCGCCACGGGCGCGGTGGACGTTTCCAAAGCCATCGAGCGCATTCGTGACGTGCTCACTCATCGCGACGGCTTCGACCTCAATGCCAGCCCGGCGGAAGGTGAAACCGTTGCCCTCGATTTTCTGACAGGCCCCATGCGGGTCGCGCCGGCCGCCGATAAGCGGCTGGTGTCCTGTCGCTATGTCTCGGCCGCCATCATTCCTGGGCTGAATGATGATCCGGCGGGCGGTGTCGCGTCCGGTGTGGCGCGGGGCCAATCAATCAGCGGTGTCGTGACGTTCCGCGCTCTCATCAGCCCTTCCAACTAGGAGCTTAATCATGGCCGCTCAAAAAGGTCTCGCCTATCTTCTCAAGATCGACATCTCGTCGACCTTCACCACCATCGCCGGCATGCGCTCGCTGGAAATGCGGATGAACCGCACCCCGGTCGATGTCACCAATGCAGACAGCTCTGGCTTTGCCCGTGAGCTGCTTTCGACCGCCGGCAAAAAGACGCTGGACGTGTCCTTCTCCGGCATCTTCACCGATGCCGCCGCCGATGCCGCGCTACAGACGGACTTTGAAGCCGGCACGCTTCGCGACTTCCAGATCCTCATTCCCGATTTCGGCACCTACGAGGGCGGCTTCATCATCACCGACCTTTCGCATAATGGCGCCTATGAGGGCGGCGGCGAGTTCTCGATCTCGCTGCAGTCCGGTGACGCCTGGGCCTTCACGGCGGCATAGGGGAAGTAGATGGCCAATAAGGCACGCGGCGAAGTGCGGGTCGAAGTCGGCGGCGAGGCGTTTGTCTTCGTCGCCAACCTCGGCGCGCTCGCAGACATCGAGGACGCGCTCGACAAGCCCTTTCCTGAAATCGCGGCCGGCATGCAGTCCGGTTCGGTTTCCGTGCGGGTGCTGCTCGCATGCGCTGAGGCGTTCGCTAAGGCGGGCGGGGCATCCGATCTTTCCGCCCTGCGCAATTGCAACGACCTGGCCGGGCTCGCCACGGCGGTCGGGGCTTGTGTCTCGGCTGCATTTGCGGGCGAGGACAGGCCGGGAAACGGCGACGGGGCGAAGTCCTAGCAGAGATCCCCTGGCGCGGCTGGATCGCGCTCGGGATTGGCAGAATGGGACTTCGCCCGGCTGATTTCTGGGCCATGAGCGTCGTAGAGTGGACCTCGGCGGCTGAGGGCTTTGCCGAGATCATCGGGGCCGGAAAGCCCGACCTCCCCACGATGGAAGAAATCGAAGCGGCCATCGCATGGGATGAGGCGCGACAGAAGGGTTAAGCAATGGTCAGCGCGGGCGAAGTCAAAGTCCACATCACCGGCGATATGCGTGACCTAGATGTTGCGCTTCGTCAGGCCCAAGGCGCAACCAGCCGGGCGGCCAATCGCATGGGGGCCAGCTTCGCATCCCTCGGTCGAAGTGTCGCTAACGTCGGTGCCCTTATCGTCACTGCAATCGCGGCTGGTGTCGCCATGTCCGTTCGCGAGGCGGCGGGCGCTGAGGAAATCCGCTCGAAGTTCAATGCGGTGTTCCGTGGTAGCGCGGACGATGTGCGGGACTGGGCTGAGACGACCGCCGACGCGGCCTCCCGCTCGTCAATCGCGCTGGAACAATACCTCTCGACCTTCCAGGATACGTTCGTTCCGCTGGGCTTTGCCCGTGAGGAAGCCGCGCAATTCTCGCAGACCCTGACCCAGCTTTCGCTGGATCTGGCCAGCTTCAACAATGAGAGCGAGCCGGACACGGTTCGCGCGCTGCAATCTGCGCTGGTCGGCAATCACGAGACCGTGCGCCGGTATGGCGTCATCATTGATCAGGCCGCGCTTAATTCCGAGCTGCTCAATATGGGCATCCGGGGCGGCACGGACGCTGCTACCGCGCAGCAGATGGCAATGGCCCGCCTGAATATCATCATGGCTGGCACTGTTGACGCTCAAGGCGACGTTTTCAGGACCGCCGACAGCGCAACGAACCAATATCGCGAGCTGCAAGCCGAGATCCGTGACGCGGCGGTTGCCATTGGGCAGAGCTTCATGCCCGCTGCCAAAGTCATGATGAAATGGGCTCAAGACATTGTTCCATACGTCCAAGCTGTCGGCGTAGCGCTTGGAAATGCGTTCGACAGCTTCGGGCGTACCTTTGCCGAGGACCAGTTCAACCCGGAGACTGCCGGGGCTATCGAGGCAGAAATCACCGCCATCGAGCGGGCGCTCGAAAGCTACTGGGAAACCATCGAGCGCAATCAGCGTCGCTCGGTCAATCTAGGCGAGCTCAATTCATTCCTCGGTGCTGATTTTGTCGACGAGCTTGGCAACACGTTTAGAGATAGCCGGGGCATTGCCGATGTCACCAGCATTGGCGCACAGCTTGAAACGGTCAGCGGCCTGAATGAGCGCCTTGCCGAGCTTCGCGCCCAGCTTGCGGGTCTGACAGAGACCCAGGACAATAACACCGGCTCGACGGACGCGAACACAGCATCCCGCGCCGCCGCGACGGCCGAGCTTAATGACTATCTCGACGGCCTGTCCCGCACGGTCGAAGCCGAACGCCGCCAGCTTGCCGAGCAGACAAATCTGCAAAACAAGATCAAGCAGGCCGCGCCTATGCTCCGCGCCCGTGAGGAATTGCAGGCCGCATCCGAAGCCTTCTCCCGCTTCACAATCGACAGCGAGCGCGCGGCCTATTCCGTCACGGAGGCTATCGGCTCGGCCTTCGACAATATGGCGCGCGGCATTAAGGTCACATTCAACGATCTGGCCAGCGAAATCATGTCCATCATGGCCCGGATCGCGTTCAACAACCTGATCGCCCAGCCTGTCGCCAATTTCACGCAGGGCCTTTTCGATGGCGCGCTCGGCAGCGTCTTGGGAACGGCTTCCGGCGCGGCCGTCACCAGCGCGGCCAGCAGGGCGGGCGCTCAGCCGGCCGGGCAGACCATCATCAACATTGACGCCAAATACGCGACCGAGGGGACGGCCCAGATGATCGCCCGCGCATTCCAGCAGAACGCGCCGGCACTGGTGCAACAATCGGTCTCAGCATCGGTTGAAGCCGTCACCCAGCAGTCCGGCATGAGGAGCGCGATCTAATGGTTGCCAGCCTTCCAACCGCGCCCGGCCCGCGCCGTGTCAATTTGCGCCTCGCAGCCAACAGCGCCAGCCATGTCAGCCCGATTACCGGGGCGACCCAGACAAGCGCGCGCTTCGGGGCAATGTGGATGCTCGATATTGAGCTCCCGCCCCTGTCACGCCGGCAGGCCGGGGAGTGGCTTTCCGTCCTGGCCGACGCAAATGGCGTCTCCGGCTCGATCTATGCCGGGCCGCACTGCCCGCGCCCGGTCGATTACTATGATGCCACGGTCAACCCCAACCACCCGCAATCTGCCAGCCTGTCGCTGGATTTCATCGCCGGGGAGTATGCGGCCCGCTGGGTGACAACCCCGACTCCCTTGGTTGACGGCGGATCACAGACCGGCACGACGCTCGACACGGACGGGTGGAGTGAAGGCGACGGCCTAAATAAAGGCGATTGGGTCGCGTTCGAGAACGGCACCTTTCGCGAGCTTCACATGGTCACGGCTGACAGCTTTGCAGACAGCAATGGCGACATGACGATTACGCTGGCCCCGAAGATCCGGCGCAGCCCGTCAGGCAATGCCGCCCTGATTATCGAGCGCGCGACGGGCGAGTTCATCGCGGCCGACAATAACCAGGCTGCAGAGGACTTCGACGGCGTGAACGGGACACGCTCGATCAGTCTCAAGCTGCGTGAGTTCCTGCGATGAGACAGAAAGCCAATTTCAAGTCGCAAACAACCGCCGCCCAGAACGCTCCGTTTGCGATGGTCCGGCTGGATCTTCCTTCCGGCACTGTGCGGTTCTTCACCGGCATCGGAGAGCTATCATGGGACAGCCAGACATGGACCGGCGCGGGCGATCTGGGCTTTATTGGCCCGCTGGAAAGCGCGACGGAATTGCGGGCCGGGAGGGTACAAATCGGCCTCTCGGGTCTGAACTCATCGGTCAAGGCTGACGCGCTCAATGAGCTGGTGCGCGGCTCCGATGTCTACATTTACCTCGGCTTCTTCAATCTCACGACGGACGCCATCATTGCCGACCCCTGGCTCGCTTTCTTTGGAAAGGTGGATGAGCCGGCCGTGACCGAGAAAGAGGACGGAATCGACATCACCGTTTCTTGCCTCGATGGCGTCGGCGCGGCGCTTCGCCGGACAGAGCATCGCCGGAACGGGGCCGATCAGGAAGCCATTTTCTCCGGCGACGAGATCTTCGAGTTTGTGGCCGATAGCACACCGCTTAATTGGGGCTCGCCCGGCGCGGCTGTGACCGGCGGTTCCGGCAGCGGCGGCTCCGGGGCCGGCACCGGCCTCTCGCCCGGCCGGACGCTGCGCGATTATTAAAGACCGCGCGCGGCTTGAGGCTTTCCTCATCCGCAACCGCTGCAAGCTGGTCGACTATCGGGCCTGGGATTGCGCGCGCTATGCCGCCGCGTGGCTGGCCGACAGTGGCCATCCCGTCATCCTTCCGCACTGGTCAAACAAGTTCGGCGCCCTGCGCGTTGTGCGCCGGCATGGATACCGCTTGGCCGATCTGATGGCTGATTACGCGGGAAGCCCGACAAACCCGGCCCGCGCGCCGTGGGGCGCCATCGTGGCCCTGCCTTCGCCGCCTCTTGATGCCTTGGGCATCGCGGACGGCTCCTCCGCAATCTTCCTCGCGCCAAACGGTGGCTATACGCGCCGCCCGCTTTGCGCCTGCTCTCATGCCTGGGTGATCTGATGCCTCCTGTCGTCGGTGCTGTCACGACCTTTATTGCCTCCACGCTGACCGACGGATTCACGCAATCTGTAAGCGCCACGCTTTGGGGCTTTGCCCAGCGCGCCCTGATCTCGGTCGGCCTTGGCATGGTCGCCAGCGCGCTCACCCCAAAGCCAAAATCTCCCAGCTTCAATGACCCAGGCCGGCCGCTGGCATTCCAGCCCAACCCGGACGCGCCGCGGCAGGTGATTTATGGCGAGACGGCCATCGCCGGCCAGATCATCGCCCAGCGCACCTCCTCCAATAACAAATACGCGCACTTTATCGCCGCCCTTGGCGATGGCGGTCCATATGAAAGCGTCGAGGCCATCCGGCTCAACAATGAGACCGTAACGCTGGACGGCTCGGGCTATGTGACCGCCCCGACCAAGTGGGCCAGCTCGAAATGCCGGATCGAAACCAAGCTCGGCACGGAAAGCCAGACGGCATTCTCGTCAGCGGTTTCCGAGATCAGCGATTGGACGAGCGACCATGCAGGCAAGGGCGTGGCGCTGGCTCATATGCGCTATGAGTACGACCCGGAGGTCTGGACCAGCGGCATTCCTTCGCCCCTGTTCATCATGCGCGGCCGCAAGGTTTACGATCCGCGCCTTGACAGCTCGCCCGGCAATGACCCGACGAATGCGTCCTATATCGCATGGTCTCAAAACCCGGCGCTCTGGGCGCTCGACTATATCCGGGGCGTCGAAACAAACGGGACGCGCGTCCTAGGCTTGGGCGTTCCCTCTGCCCTGATCGACTGGCAGAGCTTTGCCGACGCCGCGGACGTGTGCGACGAGACGGTCGCGGTAAAGGCGGGCGGCACGATTGCCCGCTATACCGGCGGCGGTGGCATCGTCTCGGCGGCTGACGATCCGATTGCCGTGCTTGAAGCCATGATGTCGGCGCTGGCCGGCGTTCTGACCACGCGATCCGGCCTGATCTCGATCTATGCGGGCGAGGCCCAGACCGCAACAGTCACGCTGACGGATGACGATCTGGCCGGGCCGATCCGGGTGACGGGCGCGCGGTCTATCCGCGAAACGGCGAACGCGGTCTCGGTCCAGTATCGCGAACCCTCAGCGGGCTATAATTTTGCAGGCGCTCCGGCCTATCGCAATTCGACTTGGGAGACCGAGGACGACAGCGAAGTGCTGTGGACCGAGCTTCGCCTGCCTTTCACCGATGACCACCGCGTTGCCCAGCGCCTAGCCAAGATCCACGGCGGCAACAAGCGCGAGCCCCGCGAGATTTCCGCGCGCTACAAGATCAAGGCTATCCAAATTCAGGAAGGCGAGGTCTTCACGCTGGACAGCGACAGCTACGGGTCGGCGGCAAATGGGAAATATCGCGTCGTCTCGCGGAAGATCAACCCGGACGGCTCTGTTGACATCACGGCTCGCTCGGAGACTGACAGCAAATACGACTGGACCGCCGCAAGCGAGGAGCAAGACCCGCCGGCTGGCACTGTCGCCGCCGCTTCAACGCCGACCACGGCCACCCCGACCGGCTGGAGTGTGACGGCGACAGAGGTCAGCGGACCACAAGGCGCGGTTCAAACTGTGCTCAATATCGCAGCGCCGGGCAGCATTGAGGCATCTGTCCTGTCCGTCGAAATCGAATATCAGCGGCAAGCGGGCGCCAGCCTTGGGCTGGACTTCCTCGGCTCGCAGTTTTCCAGCGAGAGCGGATCTGTTGCCGGGGATAGTGAGTATATCCCGGTTGCGACCCTTTCCCGCGCTCAATCCCTGAACGGCTATCGTATCCCGAACGTCGAGCGCGCGCGGGGCTATTCGATCCGCATTCGATACCGCAGCTCGTTCTATATTGCCTCGGATTGGCTGACTATTGAAGCCGCGGTCGATCAGGGTGGCGCCGCGCTGGCTGCACCTAGCGGCTGGACCGCTGCCGGATCGACCCAGACCAGTGCCGAAGGATATGCCCGGCCGGTGGTGACAGTCACTGCCCCGACCTCCGGTGTTCCGGCAAGCGCAAGCCTTGTGGCAATCGACATCCGCAAGGTGACGGATTCTGAGTTCTCAGACCAGACGGTCCTAAGCCGAGGCGAGGCGGCGCGCGGCCGCACCATCCAGGCCATTGCCGGGAATAGCTATTACGTCCGCGTGAGGTATGGCTCCGATGGCGGCGTGTGGGGGCAGGCCCAGATCATTCCGGTCAGCGTGGACGCGACGGGCGCTGTTGCGCTGACGACCTTCGCGGTCTCCTCGACCTCGCAGACCTCCGGCAGCTTTGCCTTGCCGGGCTTTTCCGCTTCATGGGATGCGCTCTCTGGCGATGACCTGCAGCGCACGCGCTCGATTGCGGTTCAATATCGGCTCGACGGCACGACAAATGTCACCACGCTTTATGTGGAAGCCGACGAAACGGCCAAGGCTGTTGCGGGCCTGATCGGCGGAGCGACCTATAATGTGCGCGCGCGGGCTGAGGATGTCTACGGCGGCGGGAGCTGGACGAGCTGGGAGGATGTGACGGTCTCGTCAACATGGACGGTCGGCGGGGCCACCTCGGTCGGCTGGTCCGGCGTCTCCGATGATGACGGAAACCGGCCTGAGCCGAACGCCACGCTTGGCGCGACGTGGGGCAGCAACGTCGCCAGCATCCCGACCGAGCTGACAGACGGGCGCATCACCACGGCGCTCAATGCGTCGGGTATCCTACAGACGAATGTGCCGAACGCTCAGGTTACGGGGCTGGGCGCCCTGGCGCTGAAAGCCACAATCGACAGCGCCGGGCTTCTGTCTGATGGCGTGGTGTCCACTGCCAAACTGGCAAATAACTCGGTCGATGACGACAAGGTGGCCGCAAACCGGGCGTTTGTGCAGGAAGGCGCGGGTGTCCCGACAGCCACCGCTCGCCGGATCTACAACGACACCACGAATGACGTGATCTGGTACGATGACGGGACAGACATTCGCCGCCTTTCTCGCCAAATTTTGCAAGACAATCTCGGCACCGACACAGGCGTCAGCGGGTCGAGCTACGAGGTGGTGGTCGCGGTTGAGGTGCCGGGCCTCAAAGAATTAGATATTCTGTCCATCAACAACATCACGATTAATTTCCAATCACCAGACGAAGCCACTGACGCAGCCGTGGTTGGTGAGTGGGCCATCGGCATCGTAGACGCTTCACGCGCGCCGGGCGACGCATGGATTGGCACCGGAGACGAAAACATTATTGCGGACGGTCGCTCGATTACTTTCCAGCTTGATGGGTCGAATGTGGTGCTAAATAGCGATGGGTCCAGCGGCCTTATCTTGGACGTTGGCGCTTATCGCATACCAACCGCATACGAAGGCACAGCCTATGTCTGCCTATTGCTCAAGCTTACAGCAGCAACGTCCGACCAGATCCTGCTAGGCGGCACCGGCACACAGATGTCGGTCCTGATCTCTCCGTAATTGCCGCCGCCTCCGGGCGGCTTTTTCATGCCCGAAAGGAAACCTGATGGCTGAAACCAATCATTGGACAGTCAAGCGCGAAGTTACGGTCGGCCATATCTTGACGACCGTGGCGATCTGCTCCGGTCTCGTCGGGCAGTGGTTCCTGATGCAAGCGAAAAACGAAGAGCAAGACCGCGATATTGCCCGGATCGAAGCCCTCGCCATCCGCAATTCGGCCAGCTTCACATCAATGCAGGAGACGGTCGGCCGGATGGATGAGCGAACCGTCTTCATGGTGGAGGCAATCAACCGTATCGAACGCAGACAGGAGCGACCCAATGATTGATCAGGCCCGCACCTGGCAGCGCCCGCTTTTCAGCGCCGCGGTCATCGTCTGTTTGCTCTGGGTGACGAGCAAGGTTCCGCCGGAAGGCGCGGTCGGCGCGCTGGTGGCCCTGCTGGTCGCTGGCGGCGCGCTCTATTTCATGCGCGGCATCATCGACAAGGGTCAGCTTACGGAATGGCTGCGGATCTGGAAGGGCGCCGGCAATGACTAAGCTGACCGCCAATTTCACGCTTGCCGAGTTCACGGCGTCTGACACGGCTGACGTGCTGGGCATCGAGAACGTCCCGACCCGTGACGAGCTCGCGAACATCATCACGGTTGCCGAACGGCTGCAGGGCCTTCGCGACTTCCTTAATTCCTCGCTCAAGACGCCTGTCTGGCTGCAGATCACGTCCGGCTTTCGCTGCGAGGCTCTGAATGCTGCGGTCGGCGGTTCGCCATCATCCGATCACCGCTCCGGGCTGGCGGCTGACTTCAAGGCGTGGCGCGCGGACGGCCGGGCAATCTCGCCGGACACGCTGATGCGGACGGTGGAAGCCCTCGGCAGCTTCGACCAGGCGATCCGCTATGACGGCCAGACCCGGATTCATGTCGGCTATGGGCCGAAGATGCGCGGCCAGATGCTGCGCAAGTCGGGTGCCGGATATGAGCCATACGAGCCGGGCCGGTGATCGGTTTTCTTTCCAGTGTGTGGGGCAAGGCAATGACGGGGGCTGTTGTGGTGCTGTTCATCGCGGCAGCTTTCTTTTGCTCTCGCTGGGTGGCTGCTCGCGAAGACCTTGCCGACGCCCTCGACGCCACCGCCAAGGCAGAAGCCGAAATCACCCGCACACGGGCCGCTCTGGACGCAGCCGAGACGAGAGCGCGCGACCGGGCGGCACAGACCGCCACACAGCGCCAAGACGAGGAGCTAGTACGCGATGCCCCGGAAACTTACGAATGCGCTTCTAGCCCCGCTGTGCGCGGCGCTCTTGATATATTGAGAAGCCGGAGGGTAGAGCAAGATGAATTACTCGAATTGCCCTCGCAGCCCTGAAGAGGCGCAGCGGAGAGGCGAAGCTTTCTATTTTTCTGGCAGGCCTTGCGTAAATGGCCACTTCTCTCTTCGTCGCGTTCGCGGAGGGAAGGACGGTGGGTGCCAAGGCTGTAAGATTATAGCAGACGCTTCTTACAGCAAAAAAAATCGCGCCACAAAGCGGGCGCACGCGCAGAAGTACAAAGAGGCCAACGCAGTGAGGATCGCTGCGGAAAGAAAAGAAAGGTACACTCGAGAGCATAAGCGCGCCTCCGAAATGTCAAGGAAATGGTATTCTGAAAACAAAAGGCGCAAAGCAAAAACAATGAAAGAAAATCGTCTTCGCATGGCGGCGGACTACAGGCGTCGTGCAATGGAGAGATTTCACTACACGAAACGCGCCAAGCCTAAATGGTGCGATGATGAGTCTGTGGCTCAAGTATATCGTCAGGCGCAACTAGCTTCGCTCGTTTTTGGTCTCCCCTATCATGTCGATCACATAATCCCACTTAGGGGGAAATCGGTCTGCGGGCTGCACGTCCACAATAACTTGCAAATCTTAGATGTGTGGGAGAACTGCTCAAAGGGAAACAGTTATGATTCTTAGAATCACGTTGGTTTTGTTTGCCCTATCAAGCACCGCCTGCGGGACCGTCGAGCGGGTGATACGCCCGCCTCTGGTGATACCGCCGAGCCTCCTGATCTGCGCTGACTTCCCGGTCGAGCCAGACCCGGACACCGCAAGCGATGTGGACCTAGCCGTCTTCATGCTGCGCGGCGAGGACGCATGGCGCGACTGCCGGGACACGCTGGCAGACGTGGCTGATCTGGTCTCTAATCAGGAGGGCACTTAATGCCTGCAAAGCCACTGTCACAAGAGCAGGCGGCAAACGCCGTTGCGCTGGTCGAGGACTGTCTAAAAGAGGGCTTTGCTCCACCTTCGACGCCCCGCGCCGGCATGGCCGCGATGACAGAGGCGGGAAGGCGCTTTCAAGAGCAGACCGGGCTGACACCGAAAGCCTTCGCCACCCGAATTTCCACCGCGCGCGACCGCTACGGCATAGAGCCCGACTGGTCACTCTGGCGGGCGCCGCAATATCAGCAGGTCAAAGGCACCAAGCGTAGCCCGAATGCCCGCGCGCCGATCCCCGAAAGCGTCCAAGAGCGCGAAGGCGAGCCGATCCGGGTGCTGGTTATTGGCGACACGCATGACGACCCTCGCCACCCGGATAAGTCGCGCTTCGAAGCGTTCGGACGGATGGCCGCAGAGCGCAAGGTTGATCGCGTCGTGCAGATCGGGGATTTCGGCACCTGGGACAGCGTAAGCCGCCACGAAGACCGCAGCACAATCGCGGGCCGGGCGCTGCCGTCATTCGAGGACGATATGGCGTCATGCCGCATGGCCCTGATGGCGTTTCAGCGCGGCATGGGCGACTTCCGCTGCCCGCTGCACATCCCGCTGGGCAACCACGAAGACCGCGTTCGCGTGTATGAAAATCTGCACCCGGTCATGGAGGGCGGCATGTATCGCCGCCTGCTGGAAATGTTCGCGCAATATCGCTGGGAAACCCGACGCTTTGGCGAGTTCCTGTTCATTGACGGCGTGGGCTTCTGTCATGTGCCGCTGAACATCATGGGCAAGCCCTACGGCGGCAAGAACCCTGAGAACCAGATCGGCAACGATGCGACGTTCTCGCTAGTCTACGGCCACACTCACAAGAAGGTGGTCAAGTCCGTTCCCAAGATCGGCCCAACCAATCAGATCAAGGTGGTCAATGTCGGCTGCGGCCTGCCGTTCGGCCACGTCGAGGATTACGCGAAGCTGTCGACGACGGGCTGGGACTATGGCGTGATGGAAATCGCCATCCAAGGCGGTCAAATCATTTCCGAGAAATGGTTCGACATGCTGGAGGTTCTGGACCGCTACGGCGAGCAGCAATGTGCCGCCTGATTAACCGTGAAATTCGGGAGCGAGGGTCCGGCTTTGCAAGGATGTTGATGGCCGGTTAGCCCCGTCATGGTGCCATATGAGACACCAATGGCCGGTTATTTGGCCGGTTGTGCCAGCGGGACGCAATCCCCGATCTCTCGGCTCAAAGCCTCTACCCTTTCGGGTGTGTGGGGTAGCTGTTCCCACCTCTGACAACACCCAATGGCTACCAGAGCCATTCGAGCGCATCAAGAAAATTGTGGGTGATTTTGTGGGGACTTTCTGCGGTGTTCCGCGAACGTTCCGCCCCAAACTGCCCTTTTCGGCCGATACGCATTGCCTGCTATATCAGGCGTCCAGCCCTGTCTGGTAAGGGCAATTGCCCGGTTTCCTCCCCCGCGCCGCCTAGATTGTGGATCTAGAGGTCTCCCGTTCAATCCGGGAAGGCGGTACCATTTTTCCCCTTTATAATCAGTCTTTTCCGGGTTCGCCATTGCCCCCGGCTTCCGCGCCTTCGCCCTCGCTGTGGGTGATTTTGTGGGGAGTTGCTGCAGCCGCCATTGCTTCCAGCGCGTCGGTTACGGCCCGCTCTTCCGGGTGAGCATAGCGCCCGGTCATGGCAATCTGGCTGTGTCCAAGCAAGTGCTGTGCGGCCCGCAGATCGCCGGTTGCGCGCACAAAGGCGGTGGCCGCATGGTGGCGCCAGTCATGGACCGCGCGCGCGTTGGTGATGCCAGCCCGGGTATAAGCCCGCTTCATGGCCGTTTGGAATGTGGCCGGCGGTATCGCCACCAATCCCCCCTCCCGATTTTCCCGAAACCATACCGTGTCGAGCCCGGCCGCTTTGGCCTGCTTGGCGCGCTCTGCCATCATTTGCCGGTCGCTCTCGATCAGCCGGATGACATGATCGCCGCCGTCCTTGCGGTCGCGAAGCCAGATCCGCCCGGATTCCGCGTTGAAGGCTGACAGCGGGAACCAGGCTTCGGACATGCGCGCGCCGTATCGGGCGAAGAATGCCAGGATCAGACGGTGGTGGTCGAGGAGCTGCGCGACCACGGCGGCTTGCTCGTCTGGCGTGAACTCGCGCACCCGGTTCTTGCGCTCTTTCAGCCTGACCGATCGCCAGTCTATTTCCTGCACCAGAGCGCCGCGGACCCGCCGCGCGTATCCGTGGACGGGCCGCATCACGTCGATGATTTCGCGGTTGATGGTGGCGTTTGTCGGCGGGCGCTTATTGTGGGTCTGTTCGGCCCGACGCGCGGCGATGGCTGCGGCAATGTCCGCGGTGGACAGGTCGGCCATGTCTTTGGAGAAGTCGAGAACCCGCCGGCAGACGCGAAGCTGAAACGCAATTGTGCGCCAGCTTTTCAGGTGCCGGGCGTGATCGGTGAACCAAGCGGTCGCGGCGTCGTCTATGGTAATCCGTGTCTGAGTGCTTGTTCCCAGACGGGCAGCTCGCCGGGCTTCACGCTCGATGTCTTCCGCCTCACGCTTCGACGTGCAGCCGGTCGATTCACGATGTCTGATGCCTTGGTGCCAGAACTCGTACCAGTAGATCCGACCTCGCTTGTAGACCCCCACTGTTTGCGCCCCTGCTCAAATTCAGCCACATCGCGCGGGTCATAGCGGATGGACCGCCGACCGAGAACGATCCGGGGCAGCTCACCACTGGCGCTTATCCCGCGCAAGGTCTTTCGATCCACCCGCAGGCGTTCGCAGACCTCTTCGATGGTGAGTAGGGCTTGCATCAGTCGGCCTTGTCCTGGGTGGCGCGGGCTTCGTTTCGCGCACTGATGGCTTCATCAAGAGCCTCTTTGAGGGCGTCCGAGATTTGCGCCGGTTGCGGCAGATCGCAATGAAAGCCCTCGTCAAAATCCCGGCGCGTCAACAGATCGGCGTCAGGCCCGGCAACGTCAGGACCGCACGATGCATCAGCGGACACTGAGCAAGCCCCGACAGACCACCACCAGCCGGGCAGCTTTTCGTCAAACTCCCGGACCACCTCGCCCAGCCTTTTGAGGTCGGGTGAAGGCCACCGGCCCGCAGCTTGCGAGGACACGGAGCGAGCTTCGCGAGCCTGGTCCGTCATATCAGTCGGCCTTGTCCTGGGTGGCTCGCTCTGCTCGCTGCGTGTCCTGCGCTGGTGGGGTGTCGTCTGCCCCGTGCCCCGTCATATTCATGATAAATTCAATAAGGCTCTCGACGGCCGGGCCGGTGAGCTTACCGCCCGCTTCGAGGTACGCCCGGAGCTCATCGGCATACCGATAGGCCCGGTCATGCAGGCTTTGTTCTCCGTTAATTCCGGGGAACATGCGGTCGATGGTCCGGGCTTCCCGATAGCCCTGCGCGATGATCATCTCGCGTCCGTCTGCAAGTGCAATGTTGCCGGGCCGCTCGCCGTGGCCGGAACAGGAAGCGACAGTCAGGAAGCCTGCATCGTTCAAGACCTTGACCAGAGGCGCTATGCTGGCATCAACATAGCGAAGCTTCCCTCCGATCTCCAACACTTCGATGCCTTCATTTTGACAGGGCGCATCTACCACCCCCCCATCCGGCGTAATCTCTGCCCACACGTTCACAGTCACGACGCGCGGGGCTTCTGATACGAGGTCGTGGCGGGTGCGAGACGTGTCAGAGTGGAAGCACCCACCCGCAGTGTATGTCTCGATGGCTTCCGAATCCTTTGCATCCACAAGGCAAATGACTGGAAATTGGTCAGAGCGCCGATCCACGCAGATACACCGGGCCGTTCGACCGTCACGGGTCAGGTAGGTCTTGCCGACCTCGGGCTTTATTGTGTCAGTCATCATCATCTCATCAAATCACCATCAGGCTTGCGAGAGCCGCTATCGGCCAGAGCCATGACCGAAGGGTCGCGCGGGTCATGTGCCGGCCCTCCTCATCTCATCCCATGCCAGCCGCTTTTCATCCGGTGACAGGCTGGCCAACAGCGGCCGGTTGGCTTCGATAAGCTGGTCGCGGGTCAGGCGAGACACGCACCAGAGGCGGGTGACGGCCAGTATCCAGTCGAGGCGGGTCATGCGGCGCGGTCCTGCTTGATCAGAACGCCCGGTTCGACCCCGAGCAGATCCGCGATGTATTCCAGGATTGCCTGCTTGCTTTCTTGAAACCGCTTCCCGCCCATCGCCTTCTTGGACTGGCTGTGCGCGGTTAACTCGGTGACGGTCGCCCCATCCACGGTGATCAGCGCAAACTCGTCAGCGGGCCGGAGAAAGGCCGCAACACGCTGGGCCTCTGCCTTGCTCGAGCAAACGAGCGACCGGACATCGCAGAACCGGCACATGATGAGCGCATACTTGCGCAAATGTT